CGGCAACACCGCAGCTCTTGGCAAGCTAGGCATCGGATTATCTACGGCAGAGCTTAAGGCCATGTCATTCGAAGAGACGCAGACAAGGCTTTCGGATCTCTTTGGTGGGGCAGCAGCAGCTAACGCAAAGACATTCGCTGGACGTTTAGAGATTCTTAAAGTCACACTAGATGAAGCCAAAGAATCAGTCGGTGCTCAGCTTCTGCCAATTATTCAGCGACTGGTCGAGTTTGTCGTGAATGAGGTTGTGCCGGCACTTGGAAAGTTTGCTGACTTCTTTAAGCCAATCACTGACGCAATCGATAACAACAAAGAAGCCTTTACAGAGTTTATCGGATTCATTCAGAAGTACGTCGTGCCGGTTCTTGTCACAGTCTTAGGCGGAGCCTTCAAGGTTGTCGGCGAAATTGCTGGCGGAATCATCAACGTCATCGGGGCGGTCATCTCTGGCCTAAACGCATTAATCTCTGGAGCCGTAGCTGGAATCAACGCTCTAATTCGTGTCTATAACTCAATTCCATTCTTGCCTAACGTTTCTCAGATTTCAGCTCCATCAATTAGCGTTCCAAGCGTCACGATTCCAAAAGGAACTACGCCTTCAGTCACAGTTCCAAAGATTGTTGTTCCTAACGTCTCCGGTGGATCAGGTTCATCTTCTGGCGGCTCAACAAGTGGCGGCGGAGTTTCAAGCGCTGCGATGGGCGCAGTCATGGCTGGAGGAGCCTTTACTGATTCACAGAATGCAGCTCGTTTAGCTGCTCAAGGCGCTGGAGGATTTACAGATTCTCAAAACGCTGCCCGAATCAATCTCACAGTCAATGGCGCGATTGATGCCGAAGGCACTGCTCGCACAATTATCAAAGCTCTCAATGATTCGTTCTATCGTGGCACTGGCGGAGCGTCCGCACTTCAGGCAATCTAATGACGCAGTGGGCTCCAGTCTGGCGCGTTGAAATTGCCGGCGTTGATGTTACCGATTCGGTATTAGCCAATCTGACTATTACGTCAGGGCGCACGAATATCTACACTCAAGCTCAAGCCGGATATTGCTCAGTAAATCTGATTGTCTTTAATCAAGCTGCATTACCTTACGAAATCAACAACACCATCTCAATCGAGGTTCAAGACACATCGGCGGTCTATGTGCCAATCTTTGGCGGATCCGTGGTGGATATTGCCGTCAGCGTGTCGCAGGTTGGCTCTAGCGCATACACTCAAGAAGTCACCATCACGGCTCTAGGAGCCCTTGCAAGGCTTCAAAAGGCTCTCACAGATGGCGTCTTAACTCAAGACTTCGACGGCAATCAGATTGCCACCATCTTGGGTCAGGTGCTCTTCAATCAATGGCAACAGGTTCCAGCAGCTTTAACTTGGGCTAATTATGAGCCGACCGAAACGTGGGCAAACGCGCAGAATACGGGCTACGGAGAGATTGACACTCCAGGCAATTATGAACTGGCGCAACGCTCTTCCAATAGAACAGTCGTTTATGACTTAGTTTCAGCTCTCGCCACGTCAGGACTTGGTTATCTCTACGAGGACGCCAGTGGCCTAATATCCTATGGCGATAGTACGCATCGGACAGTTTATCTGGCGACGTATGGCTACACCGATCTCACTGCCAATCAAGCTCTAGGACGTGGCATCACTATTAAGACACGGGCAGGAGATGTCAGAAATGACATCACTATCAACTACAACACAAATTCATCAAGTCAAGTCAGCGACACAGATCAGGCATCAATCGGAATTTATGGCGATTTGGCTCAAATCATTACAACAACGATTAAACATCAAGCTGACGCCGAAGATCAAGCAGCCTTTTATCTTGCACTCAGAGCTTATCCTCAGCCAATCTTTGATTCTATTACCTACGCCTTGACCAATCCAGAACTGGACAATGCAGATCGTGATGCTCTTATCAATATCTTTATGGGTCAGCCAATAGCACTTAATGACCTTCCGCCAAACATGTCCTCCGGAGTCTTTCAAGGCTTTGTAGAGGGCTGGACTTTCCGCGCCTCATACAATCAACTAGATGTCACCTTGCTTATGTCTCCACTGGCATATTCGCTGAATGCCATGCGCTGGAATGACGTTCCAATAACCGAACAATGGAACTCCGTGTCGCCAGTATTAGATTGGGCAAACGCTACAATCGTCTCATGATGAAAGGAAAATTGAATGGCTAATCCAACAACCTACTTCGGCTGGGTCATGCCGACATCGACCGATTTGGTTACTGACCTTCCGGCCGATTTCAATGTGTTCGGCCAGGGCGTTGATACTTCGCTGCAAGATTTACTCGGTGGCACAACTGGTCAAGTCTTATCAAAAACATCGAATACAAATATGGACTTCACTTGGGTCACTCCAACAGATCAGACACCACTGACAACTAAGGGCGATTTATTTACTTTCAGCACTGTCGATGCGCGTTTAGGCGTAGGCACAAATGGGCAAACACTCGTGGCAGATAGTACCGCTGCAACAGGTCTAAAATGGGCAACACCTGCAGGCGGTAAAGTTTTGCAAGTGGTGCAAGCAACAACAACAACGGCAACAACTATTGCATCAACAACTGCCGTTGATACAACTATCACGGCAACAATCACACCATCATTATCAACTTCTAAAGTGTTAGTGTTAGTAAATATGGTTGTTAATGGTTCAAGCACAAACGGAACACTGCAAGTAGGTTCCAGATTAGTCAGAACTAGCACCACAATTTTGGATTACTACACAGGCAGCACGCCCGCCACTATGCGATCTACAGGTACGGGTTGGGCGAATGGTGATTTAACTATGCCAATCAGTATGACTTATTTGGATTCACCTGCAACAACATCTGCAACTACTTACAAGGTACAGGGCATCAATCCAACTGTGGGCGGTTCAGTTTCTTCAATTTATCAGCCATATTCAACACCTTCAGTAATTCTACTTTTAGAAATTGGTGCATGATGAATTACCTATTTTTAGCAATCAAATTGCTTCGTCCTACTGCTGAGTTTTCATTTACCGACCAAGATTATTCAACGGTAATTTGGACAAAATTAGACGGTGATGCGCCAACTCAGGCTGAAGTAGATGCTGCTATTGAGCAAGTAAAGGCCAATGAAATTGCAGCAGCCGAAGCAGCAGCAACAGACAAAGCAAATGCAACGGCTAAACTCGAAGCACTAGGTTTAACTGCCGATGATTTGAAGGCACTTGGGCTGTAATGTATCCGGAAGGCACTTCTGCACGGATTATCGAAGTCGCACTAGCTGAGGTCGGCACGGTCGAGACTGGCGAAAATCTGACAAAGTACGGCAAGTTCACAAATGCCGATGGATTGCCCTGGTGCGGTTCGTTCTGCAACTGGGTCTTTCACACTGCCGGCGTCAAGATTCCATCAATGGTTTCAACGGCTGCTGGAGCTCATAAAATGAAAGAGCTTGGGCGATGGATTGAAGATAAGCCGCAGCTTGGAGATTTATGCTTTATGGACTTTCCACACGATGGCATTGATCGCATTAGCCACATTGGAATTGTGGTCAAGGTTGGCACGACAAGCGTTCTCTGCATCGAGGGCAACACGTCCGGAGATGGAGATCAACGCAACGGCGGAATGGTCATGGTAAAGCGTCGCTATATTGGCAAGGAGATTGTTGGTTTCGCTAGGCCAAAGCTTGTTGCTTATGTTGGAGAATATCCAGTGGTCGAGCCACTTCCACAGGCTAAACCGAAAAAGGAGAAAAAGAAATGAGTGATATTACGCAAGCAAATATACCTGCAAGCACTGTAACGCTTTTAGCATCAGCCGCTAGAACTGCAACGGGCGCAGGTACGGCGGTCACAGGATTTGCAGCTGCACGATTATTGGTTTTACAACTAGAAGTTACGGCAGCAAGTGGCACGCTCCCAACGCTAGACGTCGTAGTGCAAGACACAGTCGATGGCACTAATTACAACACGATTGCAACTTTTACACAGGCAAGTGGTGCTACGCGCGAAGTTATTAGATTGACGACTGCTTTTACAAATACATTAAGAGTCAGTTACACGATTGCTGGCACAACACCATCTTTCACATTCAATGTAATCACATGGGCGGATTCAAATTGAGCGCGCAATATAAAGCACTTGCTGCATCATGGGCTAGATCATCAGTGGCCGGAATGTTAGCCGTGTATATGACAGGCAATACAAATCCGAAAGATTTAGCGATGGGGCTTCTTGCTGGAATTATTCCGGTACTAGCTCGCTGGGCTAATCCAAACGACATTTCTTTCGGTCGCCAGAAGTGAGCGTGGGCGAATGGACGGCGGTCAGTGGGCTTGTTCTTGCGGTGCTGACTGCCATCTATTCGTCAATGAGATTCATGGTGAAGTCGATCATGCGCGAGCTTTCACCGAATGGTGGCAACTCTCTTAAGGATCAAGTCTCTCGCATTGAGGCACGTTTAGATCAACTACTGCTGGAGATTGCTCTCAAGAAATAGACACGCCGACGTCAATCTTGAAATTGTCGGACATAGATGTCACTCTGTATCTGGGAGCATTCGACAAGGCTCCCA